GCACCGTGGGTGTTGATTGTTTTTCTGGTCAAGCAGGGTCAGAATCAAGATCAGACTATGATCTAGTATTATTTTGGAAATAAATAACTAAAAAATTATAGTATGTCAACTTTAATATGTAACTTGCCTGCATACAAGGTGTGGGTACGAAAAGAGTATTTGACAAATCATAAGAGTGGACATGGAGAATTTGTAGAGGGATATTGGGTATCTGCAAAGTCAATTCCAGGCCGTGCCTTTTATTTTGAAACATATCTGCCTGACTATGCAGCAATGTACGATAAGTTACCTATCAGTGCTTTTGTATCATCACCTGAGCTACCAGATCCAGATATGACATTGCATAATCTACAGTTCTGGAACTGTATGGACTATGGAGTTGTAGCCGTACAGAAACAATTCGTAGGTTCAATGCACTATGAGATTATGACGAGAGACTTTGGTAATCAGACAGGAACTTATATTTGTACATTAGATAATTATCACCAAGACGTAGATGCAATAGATTATTCTACAAGTGAACAACCACCAGAACACAAGTCACATAATCTCATCGAACTTGACAACGGGCAGTTTGCGTTGTATCCTAATAATAGAATGAGAATATATGATAATAGTTTGACACCAGAACAACCAAAAGTTCCTGACTTCAAAGTGTCCACTGTATTCTATCAAGTAGAAAATGGACATGATAGAGATGGACTAGGTAATGATGAAAACTATTTCTGGAAGACAAATAAAGAAACAGAAGAGGAAAAGATTATTAAAAAATATGATAATGAAGGATTTAATTTTAGACAACCCTTTGAACCTGTAGGTACAGGAAACACTGCACTTGATGCTGATAAATTTTATGAGAGTGATTATAAACTTAATCCTGATGAACTTAAATTGGGATAAATATAATATGAGTGATTGGGATGACAGTTATAAGCTGAGCATGCTCTCCCAATTACTCTTTTTTAATGGTGCTTAATCCATGAAAACATATAAACAGTTCATAGAGGATATTCAAGAGAGTAGTCTGTCTAGGATACAAAGCAAATCTCAAAAGAAAGGTGTAGCAGCCATTTCAGCAGATCGTGGCAACCTTTCAAGAAAAGAAAATCAAGCAAGATCACAGCAGTTACAAAAAGATATTCGTAGTAAATTTGGTAGAGGTCCTACTAAAGTAAAAGGATCATATATTGAGAAGGATGAGAATACTGGTGAGGAAAGAAAAGTAAAAGAAAAAAGTTATGTAATAGATAGAGGTAAGATGGGTAAGAGAAAGTTTAAGAAAGAAGTCAAGAAGTTAGGTAAAAAGTATGGACAGGATTCAGTATTGACACAAACTAAAAAAAGTGGTACACTACACGCAACAAGGAAAAAAGGTTTAGGACCAAAAACAAAAGGAATAGGAGTAGGAAAATTCAGTCCACAAAAGAAAAACCCAGAGGGTCAATCTCAAATCAAAGGAAAAATTTTTAGTTACAGCAAATGACAACACCACTTTATGATGACTCCAATTGGAGAGAAGAATACAAACAGTATACAAGTAACAAGCGTTATCTTGAACTGTTAGAGAATGGTCCTAAACAACTATCTCAAGCATGGGTTTTGGGCGCATTGTATAATGAATGGAAAAAGATAAAAGGATATGATAAGTTAGACCCAAAGGAGAATGAAGGTCAATTACAATCATCATTTAAAGATTGGGAGGCCAATATAAAAAGTTGCACATAAGATGTTTCTTGTCACTCTATATGCATTACAATAGCCATATAGAAACAAATACATTATGACTGCTCCATTTGAATTAAAAATGACTGAACAAGAAGCATTTGACGGATTGAAAAAACAGTTCGGCACTGAGTTCACAACACCAGAGGTTCGTGCATTCTGTGCTATGAACGACATTGCTTATGCTACTGTCACTCGCAAGATTGCACAATACAAAGTTGGTAAAGGTAAGTGGAATCTTACAGTTACCCAAAAAGTTGTAGACAAAATAGAGAACTCTTATAGTGCTCCATCAGTGGAACCTGCAACACCAAGAAACCTTATTCCTACTACAGATGATACTTTCGTCAAGTTTGGTTCGTTCAACGACCTTAAAAAGATTATTAGTTCTAAGTTATTTTATCCTACTTTCATTACTGGTTTATCAGGCAATGGTAAAACCTTTGGTGTAGAGCAAGCATGTGCTCAACTTAAGAGAGAACTTATTCGTGTAAACATTACTATTGAAACAGATGAAGATGATCTTATTGGCGGTTTCCGTCTTGTTAACGGTGAAACCGTATGGCACAATGGCCCAGTCATTGAAGCCCTCGAACGAGGAGCTATATTGCTCCTTGACGAAATCGACCTTGCCTCTAACAAAATTCTCTGCCTTCAGAGCATCCTTGAGGGAAATGGAATTTTCCTTAAGAAAATTGGCAGATTCGTTAGACCCGCCAGAGGATTCAACATATTCGCCACCGCAAATACTAAGGGTAAAGGTTCAGACGACGGAAGATTTATTGGAACTAACGTGCTCAATGAAGCATTCCTCGAAAGATTCCCAGTTACCTTCGAGCAATCCTACCCCTCTCCCACAGTAGAGAACAAGATCTTAGAAAAGATTGCTACAACTCTTGGTGTTAATGATGCTGATTTCTGTAAGAGATTAGTTGATTGGGGTGACATTATTCGTAAGACATTTTACGATGGTGGTATCGAAGAGATCATCAGCACTCGTAGATTGGTTCACATCATTCGTGCATACGCAATCTTCAAGAACAAATCAAAAGCAATCCAAGTTTGTATCAACAGATTTGATGATGAGACAAAGCAATCATTCCTTGAGTTATATGACAAAGTAGATGCTGACTTTGAAATGGAAAAGAAAGAAGATGAGAATAATGAATCTATGGGTTAATTACAAAAAGATTCTGCACGAAACGCTCCCTCTCCACAACGGTGTAGGGAGCGTTTGGGCTACATGGGAATCTAAAGGTACATACTTAACCGCAAAAACATATACAACTCCATATATAATTAAGTCACGAGAAGTGGAGATCTGGAATGAAAAATCTTGCATTTACAACAACATCATCTATCCTAAGACAGGCAGTAATCTTCCATGTTTTGGTATGGATCTTATGGGATTCTTTGACAAGAAGGTCATTATTGTCTTTGATTTCCAACATCCTGTAGAAAACTATCTGTTCTCAGTAGATGGTCTACCAAAGAGTAAAGGTGACTATCGGTTCTTTGAACCCGGAAATCATTTCTCTGAGAATGTATATATTGCCAAATGCACAATGTCTGAAGTGGATGAACACTTAGATATGTTTCAAACCTACTTGACAAAGTATAAAGAGATGTTAGAATTAGAGAAACCAACTGAAGTGGACACAAGTGTCTACAAAGATTTTGATGCTTATATGACTAAACTTGATCCAGTATCAGGTTATCTGAGTGGTAAGTTTGGTAAAGAAAAAGCAGAGAGTCTTGTAAATGATTTTCTTTTCACTTATGGTTAATGCATGGAGTTTAGCGTGGGAGGCTTTGAACGGAACTATGGACGAAGAATATCCTATTATCGACACGAGTGTCGGAGCAGGAAATACTGCTCATAAGGATGATGGTTTAGATTATGAAATTGATTATTACCAAGACTCCTCTGATTACATGGCAGACATAGATGATATGTATTCTCATCATCTATCGAATGCTTATTCATCATATAATGATGGGTGGACACAAGAGTATCATCTAGAACAATTAGAAAAATTACAGGAACCAATGGCACACTATTTTAAATATCATGAAGAAGAAATTCTAAAAGATATTAAAGAATATGTATCTCAAACATATCAGGGACATTACACTGGTAAGTCTCATGAGTATCGTAATGTTCAGACGATTGATTTGATGGCATCAAAGGAACTTGCGGCTGGATTCTGTCAGGCAAACATACTTAAGTATGGAAGTAGATATGGAAACAAAGACGGAAAGAATAAGAAGGACTTGATGAAAGTCATACATTATGCTATGCTATTATTACACTTCGATAATCACTATGGCGAACCATCAATGCCATCAGGAAATTTTGAACAAATGCCTTAAATGAATACGACTATGACACTCTGTGATAACACCCTAATGGTTCTCAAGAACTTTGCAGGTATCAACAATTCAATTCTTGTGAAGAAAGGATCTAAACTTCGTACAATGTCTGTTGCAAAAAACATTCTTGCAGAAGCAGATATTACTGAAGATTTTCCTCGTGAGTTTGGAATCTATGATTTAAACCAATTTTTAAATGGATTAAGTTTACATCAAGATCCTAATCTTGATTTTAGTGAAGATACATATCTGACTATTCGTGAAGGTAAACGTAGAGTCAAATATTTCTATGCAGATCCACAGGTAATTGTATCCCCACCAGAGAAAGAAATATCTCTTCCAACTAAAGATGTATGTTTCCAATTAGAAAGCATCACACTTGAAAAACTATTAAAAGCAGCAGCAGTATATCAATTACCAGATTTATCTGTTCTTGGTAAAGATGGTAATATTCATATGGTTGTTCGTGATAAGAAAAACGATACATCAAATGAATATGCAGTTTATGTTGGAGAAACAGATCAAACTTTTGAGTTTAATTTTAAGGTAGAAAATATTAAAATTATACCTGGTGCTTATGATGTTGTGATATCATCTAAGTTACTTTCAGAGTTTACAAATAAACAATATAATCTCAAGTATTTCATAGCATTAGAACCAGATTCAACATTTGGATAATGAAACTCACAAAAGAACTGATTGACCAGATACAAGAAGCTATGCTTCACACTAATCTAAAAGGTGAAATAAACTGGAAAGATGGTGATGATATTGAAGTACAGATTGCAGGAACTTTTGCAAAGGATAAATTTATTGTATTGAAAAATGCAACAAAGAATCCTTTTGAAAATGCCCAACCACATCCTCACTTTGATTATGAGAAGAAAGTGTTTACCAAAGATGGTAGAGAAGAATATATGAAAGAAAAAAATAATGTTA